AGGTGGGCAGCGGTGATCGTCATGGTCGTGTCCTCGGTCAGGGGTGAGTGCCTGTGGTTCCTTCACCACAATGCACCACAAGCATAGATCGGGATGCGCCACCGTGCAACCCCAACTTTCCAACGAAATTCCAAGATTTCTCCAGAATCGTGGTATGCAGCCCGGCATGGCCGAGACCAGCCCAGCACAGCCTGCGAGCCCGCTGAAGAAGCGAGGGCCGGGGCGTCCTCCCAAGAGCGCGGCAGGGGAAATTGCACACGCTAAAGAGGTCTTCCTCTCGGCGCTGGTCGAGAACGGCTGGGACACGGCGTGTGCGATGGCCGGGGTCGCGACCACCACGCCGTCCCGGTGGCGCAGCGATCCCGAGTTCCACGCCCGGCTCGAAGCACTCGATCGCGACATCGGAGATCGGCTGGAGAAGATTGCCGAGCAGGCGATCCACGGCCAGCGGCAGATGGACCGCAGCGCGATGACGCTGCTGATCTTCCGGCTCAAGGCGTTGAAGCCGCACAAGTACCGCGAGCGCGTGTCGCTCGAACACACCGGGGCCAACGGCGGCGCGATCAAGATCGAGAGCGGCGAGTCCACGCAGGGCTCGCGCTTCCTCGCCGAGTGGGGTGCGCGTGGCCGCATCACCTCGACCGCAAACTGAACACGAGCGGATCAAGGCGCTGCGCGAGCGCGTGTACGGCGCGACCGCGAAGGAGCAGCCGCATCTACGCGCCGCGTTCGCATCGGACTTCGCGCTGTGGTGCGAGTCGTGCGCGTGGACATACCGCGTGAAGGAGATCGCGCTCGATGGACGCGAGCGTCCGGTCGAGTACCCGCACACGCCGTTCGTCCTGTGGCCGTGTCAGGTCGCCGCCGCCGACTCGATCATCGAGTGCGTCCGCGAGGGCCGCGATGTGATCGTTCGCAAGACACGCGACATGGGCGCGTCGTGGCTCCTCTCCGCCGTCTCGCTGTGGGGCTGGCAGTTCCACGCATGGCAGGCGCTCATGGTGTCGCGTGTCGAGGATCTCGTCGATCGCACGGGCGACCCCGGCTCGCTGTACTGGAAGTTGGACTACCTCCTCGCCTCGCAGCCCGGGTGGCTGCTGCCAGCGAAGGCGGACGAGTTCAAGAAGGGCGGCGCGTACAGGCAGCACCTGATGCTGCGTCACCCCGAGAGCGGCGCGACGATCACCGGGCAGGCCAGCACCGAACACATCGGGCGCGGCGACCGCCGGACGCTCGTGGTGTTCGACGAGTTCGCCGCGCTCGACAACGCGGACGCCGCGTGGCGCTCCGCCGCCGACACCACATCGTGCCGCATCGCCGTCTCGACGCCGATCGGCGCGGGCACCGAGTACGCACGGCTCGTGTCGAAGGCGCGGACCTCCGGCGATCCACGGCTCGTCGAGTTGATGTACTGGCAGCACCCCGAGAAGGGCGCGGGCCGCGAGGACCGCGAGGACATCGACGGCAGCGTGACGGGGTTCGTCGGTGCGCGGTATGTGTGGACGCCGTGGCTCGCGGACCAGTTGCCGCGCCGCGACCGCATCGACCTCGCGCAGAACGTGTTCGCCGAGAACATCGGCAGCGGCGCGTCGTTCTTCTCGGCGCTGGCGATCACGAACCACCGCGACGAGAACGCCGCCGAGCCGAGGCGGTGCGAGGTGGTGAAGGGCAGGCTGGAGCCGTCGCCGCAGGGCAGGTGGCGCGTGTGGGGCGAGCCTGACCGCGTGGCGGACTATGTGGTGTTCCTCGACCCGTCGTACGGGACGGGCAGCGCGAACGCGGTGGCGTGTGTCATGGACGCTCAGGCCCGGCGCGTGGTGGCGGAGTTCGTGGATCCGAACATCCCGACCTACGACCTTGCCTTGGAGGTGGCGCAGGCGATGCGCCGGGTGTGGCGTGGTCGGCGCGAGGCGCTGATCGGCTGGGAGACGAACGGTCCCGGGGCGTCGTTGTTCCACGACTTCGAGCGCGCCGGGTGGCGCAACATCTACCGCCAGCGGGTGGACGGGACGAAGGACGAGCGCCGGACGATGCGGGTGGGCTGGACGAGCACGAAGCGGGCGAAGCGGGCGCTGCTTGGCGGGCTCAGCCGGGCGATCGCTCAGGGCGAGTGTGTGGTGCCGAGCGGCGAGTGCCTCGACGAGATGCTCGAATATGTGGTGCTTGACGATGGCAGCATCGAGGCGGGGTCGAGGCGTGACGATTCGAGCGGGGCGAGGGAGTCGCACGGCGACCGTGTGATCGCGTGTGCTGGGGCGCTGCTGCTTTGCGACGAGGCGGGAGCCCCGGTTGAGGAGGAGCCGATGTACGGTGGCGACACGTTGGGGAGCATCCTGAAGCACGAGGAGGTCATCAATGGCTAGGAAGCGCGGGCCGAGTCTGGCGGTGGGTCGCGGGGAGAAGTTGCCTGTTTCCAAGGGTGCGGGCCTGACGGCGAAGGGCCGGGCGCGGTACAACCGTGCCACGGGCTCGAAGTTGCAGGCACCGACGAAGGACAAGGACAATCCGAGGCACAAGTCGTTCTGTGCGAGGTCGAGGTCGTGGACGGGCGAGCGCGGCAAGGCCGCGAGAAAGAGGTGGGGGTGCTGAGATGCAGATACCGCCGATGATCGCGAGGTTCGACCCGCAGACGCAGCGTGCCGACGGCACGGCGAAGGGTGCCGGATGGCTTGGCCCGTTCCGCAACAAGTCGGGCGAGGAGGTCACCGAGTACTCGGTCGGCGTGGACATCGACGGCAAGGAGGTTCAGATTCCGACGCTGGTCCCGGGCATGAGCCGCGAGGAGATCGATCAGGTTCTCGTGGCATCGGAGTACGGCGAGATGCCCAACGAGGCGATCATCCGCAAGGCGATCGCCCATGCCCGCAAGATGATGTCGGAGGGCAAGTCTCCGTTCTCGTCGGTTCCGATGAATCTCGTGCAGAAGGTGCAATGACATGGCGAAGAACTCGCTGGTGGGCAACATCAACCGTCGCAAGCGTCTTGGGATCTCGCGCCCCAAGTCGCAGTCAACCGTGAGCGCGAAGTCATACGCCGCCATGAAGAGCGGCTGGAAGAAGAGCAAGTGATGCCGAAGGTAGGAAAGAAGTCGTTCCCGTACACGAAGATGGGCAAGATGCAGGCTGCGGCCTACGCCAAGAAGACTGGCAAGTCGATGGCGAAGAAGAAGGGCCGCTGATGCCTTTCAAGAGCAAGGCCCAGCAGCGGTTCATGTTCGCGACGATGCCGAAGACGGCGAAGAAGTGGGCGAAGAAGACCTCGTCCACGAAGCGCCTGCCGGAGCGTGTCGCGAAGAAGAAGGGAGGCCGCAAGTGAAGAAGTCCAAGAAGAAGGGCGGCAAGAAGTGCTGATCCGCTGTGCAGGCAGGATCCTCGTGCCGCTCGCTTCGGTGAAGTGGTGCGAGGACAACGGAGACGCGATCGTCGTGTTCGTCGGCGACCGCGATCGGTTCGTGTGCAGCGGCGCGGACGCGAGGGCGTTGCGTGCGCTGGTGCTTGAGGAACCCAAGGTGCGGGCGCAGCCCGCGAAGGAAGAGAGCCATGTACGGAAGCAAGAAGAAGTCGATGAAGTCGTCCCCCCGTTCCCGAGGCGGAAAGTCGGCAGGTAGCCGCTACGGCCACGGCGGCGGGATGGGCGGTGGCAAGGGCGGCGGCATGGGCGGTGGCATGGGTGGCGGAAGGAAGGGGCGCTGACGATGCTGCGGCTCGATCTTCGTTCGTTGATGCGGGAGGTGGAGGCTGCGGAGGATTTCCGCGACCAGCACCTCACGGAGTGGCGGCGTCTGATCGAGCGGTACCACGGGCCTGCGTTCCGTGGGACGGCGGACGGGCAGGACGACCCGGAGAACTTCGTGCATGAGTACGTGTCGCTGATCCTGCCGAGGATCATCCACGACTCGCCGAAGGTCCGGGTGCGGTCCTCCCGTCCGGTGTCGCAGTCGTTGACGGCTGGCGTGCTTCAGGTCGGCCTGAACCGCTGGACGAAGATGACCAAACTCCGCAACACGCTGGAGCGGATCGCCACCGACATGCTGCTTGGGTATGGCGTGGCGATGGTGGTGAACGAGCCCCGCAAGGGCTACAGGTCGCCTGACGGTCAGGATCCGTGGCTTCCTCGCGTCTACCGCATCAGCCCGGACAGGTTCTTCATGGACCCGGCGGCGTCGAACGTCGAGGACGTTCGGTACATGGGCCATTGCTGGGTGGTGGACAAGGACGATCTCGTCGAGCAGGCCCAGCGCGAGGAGGGCTGGGACATGGACGCGATCGTCGCCATCGGCGAGAACGCGGGCGTTGACGAGGTCCGGGCGGACGAGGGCCGCAAGCGCGAGATCCCCGACCGCAAGGAACTGGTCGTCTACGAGGTCTTCGTGCCGGAGGTGAGGGACGAGGACTCGGAGGAGGTGGACGAGGCGACCGGGCTCTCGATGTTCAACGGCACGATCTACACCATGCTGAAGGGGCAGGCGAAGGGCGAGGCGGCGAACGTCGGGTTCGTGCGTGCGCCGCGCCCCTACTGGGGGCCGAGGACGGGTCCGTACACGGTCTTCGGGGCGTACACGGTGCCGGACGACCCGTACCCGCTGTCGCCGATCGTGTGCATCGTGCCGCAGATGGACGATGTCAACGCGCACCTTCGCTCGATGCGGTACTCGGCGAGCGCATACAAGCGCGTGGTGGCCGTTGACAGCCGTAACTCCAAGTTGGCTCAGGACTTGCGTGACAGGGACGACCTCTATGTCGTGCTTGCCGACGGCATCGACCCCACGCAGGTGGTGCCGTTTGAGGTTGGCGGGATCACGGCCCAGCAGGTGCAGTACTCGGGGATGGCGCAGGACAGGCTCGACCGCGTCAGCGGCATCCACGACGCCATGCGCGGGAACGTGACGGGTCAGGCGACGGCGACGGAGATCTCGATCGCCGAGAGCGCCAGCGGCCTGCGGATGGCGCACCTGAAGCGCCAGTTCAGCGAGCAGGTGAACGAGGTGATGAGGAACGTGGCGTGGTTCCTGTTCCACGACCAGAAGGTGACGTTCCCGCTCGGCGAGGACGGTATGGTGATCATGCGTGAGCCGGAGCCGATCTTCAGCCCACGGGCGATGGTCGGGCTGTTCGACGACCTCGACATCGACATCGACGTGATGAGCATGGAGCGGGTATCCGACATCGTCATGCAGAAGCGGGCGATGGAACTCCTGCAACTGGTGGGGACGCTGTCGCAGGCGGTGGTGGCGAGCCCCCACGTCAAGTGGAAGGAAGTCATGTCGATCGTCGGCGACGCCATGAACATCCCAAACCTCGCCGACATGATCGACGACCAGAAGGTGCAGCAGATGCAGCAGCAGCCTGTGGTGTCTGCACCACAGGGCGGCAAGTCGCCGTCCGAGTCGATTGCACAAGTTCTTGGAAGAAACAGGGGAAAGTAGCGATGCCGATTTATGCTTTCCGCGACGAGGCCACGGGGCGCGTGGTCGAGAGGCACTTCTCGATGGCCGCTGCGCCAGCGATCGGATCAACCGTCGAGGTCGATGGTGTGCGTCTGACGCGGCTCATCTCCGCATTTCAGGTCGATTCGGCGACGAACAGGTCGCAGTACCCGTACGTCTCCAACGCCCTTCCCCGGCGCTTGCCCGGGTGCAGGACGAACCGTCAGGGCAAGCCCATCATCGAGTCGCGCCGCCATGAGCGCAACGTCATGGCACAGCATGGATTTGAGAAGGACTAGGACACCATGAGTGAACCCAACGTCATCGAGGCCGAGGCACCAGCCGAGGCGAACCCCATCGTGGCCGACAAGGCCAGCGCCGTCGATCACGACGACGCCATTCTTGATCGGCTGCTGTCGCGTGACGACGAACCGGAGGCGATCGAGGAGCCCGATGAGGCTCCTGCCCCCGTCGAACCACGCGATGAGATCCCGGTGGCGACCATCGCGTCGCCCGACCGGGAGAAGTGGGCAGGCGTCCTGAAGAGGGACGGCGTGCCCGAGCAGGTCATCATGTCCGCCGACGACGCAACCCTCCGCGCTTGGGCCGACAAGGCTTCCAAGCGGCAGAAGGATGTCGATGGCTACGGCAAGAAGATGGCCGAGTTGGAGAAGCAGTTGAAGGCCAAGGCAGGCACGGAGCCGCCGGGCGAGGACGACGACATCGAGGACGACGTTGACGACGCCGAACCCTCGAAGCCGAAGGCCGAGTCCCAAGAGGCGGAAGACCCGTTCTCCGAGGTCACGGAACTGCTTGGCGAGGAAGCCGCAAAGCCCCTCAAGGCGATGCGTGCCGAACTCGCCGAACTCCGCACCGCGCAGCAGAAGGCGGCGGAGCAATCGTTGATGTCTCAGGTGGATTCAGCCGTCTCGTGGTTCACGGCCCAGTACGGGGGCAAGTCCCCCACGCGGGAAGCCGTGATCGCCGAGATGGACCGCCTCGGGGCATCGAAACCCGGAACCTACCCCACCGTCATGCACCTCGCTCAGGAGGCGTTCTCCAGCCTCGCAGGACAGGTCGCATCCCCGGCACAGGCACGGAAGGCAACGCAGCCGACCGCCGTTCGCGGCGTGTCTCGCTCGGAGCGCCCGAAGACGCCGTTCGATGCCGAGGACGCGATCCTCGATGCGCTTCTGGAGGGCAAGACCCGGGACGAGGCAGTGCGGTTGACAAGAAAGTGAAACTCCAATGGCAGGGACTCCCCTCCAGACCTTCAATGACTTCATGGCGGCCACCGGGCCGACCTACCTGACCTCGGCCGATGCCGTCATCAACGAGGCCGTCAAGAACACCTATGCGTTCTCGCGGCTCCTCAAGGACAAGACCTCGGAGGCCACCATTCAGGGCGGCAACGAGATCCGCGATGTCATCATGTTCGATGACTCGTCCACCTACGACCACTACCTGCCGAACGACACGTTCAACTGGCGCAACGCGCAGGTGCTGGACACGATCAAGTGCCCGTGGCGCTTCTCGATCGACCACATGTCGTGGACCGACCACGAGGTCGAACTGAACTCCGGCGAGGGTGCCGGGCGCGACTACGTCAAGGCGCAGTACAAGCGCCTGAAGCGGCAGAAGGAGCAGCGGATGTGGACCTCGCTGCTCAACGGCTTCGAGGACGACCTGTGGCGGACGCCGTTCGGGAACTTCGCGGAGATGGAGGGCTCGGGCGGCAAGTTGCCGTTCTCGCTGCCCGCGTTCATCACCGAGGTGCCGGACTTCAACAACGCCTTCGGCATCCGTGGCTCGACGCCGATGGGCTGGACCAGCGTGATGAACCTGTCCAACAACCACACGTCGTCCACGACGACGGGCGAGGACCGCTGGACGAACCAGATCTCCTACTACAACACGGCCGCGACGCCCAACAAGGCCCGCGAGACCGTGTCGGGGATCGACAACGTCCGTGACGAAACCGCGACGACCTACTCGGCCGAGAGCGGTGGCCTCATCACGGCGTTCGACGACATGTTCCTGAAGGTCCAGTTCACGCCCCCCAGCACCAAGCAGGAGTACTTCGAGAAGCCCAGCCTCCAGCGGCAGATGATCCTCTGCTCGCGTCTGGGCATCAACCAGTACAAGCAGGCGCTGCGGGCGTCGAACGACACGCTGGTTTCCTATCAGGATCCGGCGTACAACAACCCGTCGTACTCGGGCATCGAACTGATGTACTGCTCGAACCTCGACACGGCGGCGATCTTCCCCGGAACGGCCGTACGCACATCATCCACGGGCGCGCTGGATGCTGCGGCAAGCGCCACCGCTGGTGCCACCGAGACGGCGGCGACCGACCCGGGTGCGCGGTACTACTGGGTCAACGGCAACTACCTGACCCCGATCTACCACAGCCGCCGCTACTTCTCGAAGCACGACGTGATGAAGCACCCCAACCAGCCCTTCACCTACGTTCAGGTGGTGGACTGCTGGTGGAACCTGTTCTGCAACAGCCGCCAGCGCATGGGCATCGTCGCCCCGCTCAAGCGCGACCTCGCGTGATGAACCCCGTGGGGGCGGCCCCGGCCGCCCCCACGATCTCCCAATAGAAAGGCACACACAATGATCCTTGCTCCCACCAACGGCCCGGTCGGCGTCCAGCCGCACGGCCACACGGCCCGCGTGATCAACAAGGCCGCTGCCGCGCTCGCCATCGGCGACGTGGTCGTGACCTCGTTTGCCCACACCAGCGCCGTCTACCCGGCGACCACGGTCGCCCAGCAGTCCCTCACCCCGTTCGCCTGCGTCGTCCTCGCCGACGGCAACACCTCCACGCCGGGCTACATCGGCGTGGTGACCGAACTCGGATCGGAGGCTGGCGGGATCGGCACCGAAGTGACGGTCCAGTTCGGAGGAGTCGTCGCAGCGAAGGTGACCGCGACCACGGCCAACGTGGTCATGGGCACCGTCCTGTCGATCTCCGACGGCGCTGGCGCGTTCGGCAACCCGGCTGCGGCCACCAGCACCTACCCGGCGGCGATCTCGCTCGGGTCGGTGACGGCCGGAAACACCACCACGGTCAACGTGTTGGTCGGTTCGGGCCTGTGGTTCTACGCGGATGTCTGATTCGTGACTTGAACTCACCCGCTCGGGGGGGAAACCCCCCGGGCGGAATTCGATGCCGACCTTCTCGGAAGCCAAGAACCACGCGATCCTGTCCGTCGGCGGCTATCCGTCGCTCGCGCCGGGGCAGACGCGCAACGCACGCCTCGCCGAGATCGTCAATCAGGCGGGGCAGCACCTGTTCAGCAGGCCGTGGCGGTTCAGGGAGCGGACCAGCAAGTTCGTTTCCCTCGTCAACGGCCAGTCGTGGGTGGCGCTGCCGTCGGACTGCGAGGAGATCCTGTCGATCATCAGCCGGGAATCGCTCGGCTACCTGATCGAGATGGTCACCCCGGACCACATGCAGCAGTTGCGTGAACTCGGGCTGACCATGACCGGGCCGGGCGTGACCCATGCCACGTTCGCCCGCACGCCCCCGGCCGACGGGGCGGCCCTCCCGGCCGTTCGCCTCGACATCTACCCCAGCCCGACTGCGGACGTGACGGACTCGATCGCGATCCGCTACCGCGCCGGGTGGGTCCAGATCGCGCAGGACGCGGCGGATTCGTGGGAGATCCCGATCCCCAAGTACTGCGACGCCCTGTTCATCGCGTATGTCCGCGCCTTCGCGCAGGCGTACGAGGACGAAGGGCTCACCCAGCGCCTCGCCGAGATCGAGGCCGGGCCGATCCTCGCCACGGCAAGCACCAAGGACGGCCTGCTCCAGCGCGACCTCGGAAGGCTGCGCCCGAGCCGTGCCCCGCACATGACCAACTGGACCCGCCCGGACTACGGCTACGTCCAGAACCCGAACTAGGAGACCAGACATGAGCGTCATCGGATACCAGCAGACCCTCTCCGCGCTCGACTCGGTCATGGACCGATTCCGCATCGCGCACACGGCCAACATCACCCTGCCCGCGACGGCGTCGGCGACGGTGATCAACGCCACGGCCACGATGCCGGAGACCTCGACCAGCGGCAACGGCGCGGGGATCGTCTTCAGCGGTCGGTTCAACTACGCCAAGATCCAGCCGCTCGTGAACGTTGCCTCTCAGGCGTTCGTGATGCACGTCGTCGGGTTCAGCCGCGCCGACGACTCGACCTACCGCCCGATGCTCCTCTGCACGGTGAACGTGACCGCGTCCGGCTCCGGCACCGGGCAGACGATCAACGCCGCGACCCTGTTCCCCGGGCTGACCTACAGCAAGGTGAACGGCGACTGCAAGATCTTCAACGGCAACGCGGCCATCTGCAACGGCGGCGGCATCCTTGTTGACATCCTCGGCTACGAGCGCGTGGAAATCGTGATGACGGTCGCCAGCGGCACCGTGACCGGGAACGCCCTGATCTCGCTGATCTGACATGATCCGCATTCGTCTCGCCAACCTTGAGACGATGGAGTTCCGGGTCCAGCGGTCCCGCATCCGCTCGTTCGCCGAGCAGGTGTTCGCAGACGAGTTCGTCAGCGGCGGCGATGCATCCGGCTGGGGCGCGGAACTTGAGGTCATCTTCGACGGAAGCAACGCGAGCGAGGCCGCCTACGAGGTTCTGCTCGACGGCGACGACGCGCTCATCACCTACTGAGGCAGGAAGACATGTACACCACCAAGGCACAGATCTGCATCCGCCGCGACACCGCCGCGAACTTCACCAGCGCGAACCCCACGCTTGCCCTCGGCGAGATCGCCTACGAGACCGACACGCGCAACCTGAAGGTCGGTGACGGTGCGACCGCGTGGACCTCGCTGCCGTACATCAACCCATACCGCGCAGGCACCGCATCGGCCCCCACCACCAACACGGTGATGGGCAGCGCGGCAGGCGATGCGATGCAGTCTGGGGCAACGGACAACACGTTGATTGGCCTGAATGCGGGAACAAACGTCACTACTGGTGGCTACAACACCGCGATTGGTCGAAGCGCGTTGGCTCAAATTCAAAACGCTTTCTTCAATGTTGCTGTTGGGGCAAGCGCTTTGTCGGCTACAAGCAGCGGCAACAATACTGCCGTTGGCACAAACGCAGGCCAGAATTTGTTGACTGGAACCGAAAACGTAATGGTCGGCCTGAATGCACAGCAGGCGCTAGGAAGTTATAGCCATGTCACGGCTGTTGGAACCAATGCAGCCCTGCTGAACACCGCCAACGACACCGTTGCCATCGGCTCCGGTGCTCTTGACGCGAACACCACGGGTACTGGCAATACCGCTGTCGGGCGAAACGCGCTTGGAGCAAATACCACGGCGACAAACAACACGGCTGTCGGTGCCAGCGCTGGGCTGAACGTCACCACTGGAACGGAAAACACGTTTGTCGGTGGCGGTGCTGGCCTTACTACGGCAGGTAACAGCAATGCCGCTCTCGGCACATATGCGCTTGCCTCCAATCACGGAAGCAGCAACACGGCTGTTGGTCGGGCTGCGCTGAACGCTCACACCGGAAGCAATGCCACGGCTGTCGGCACGAATGCTGCACTGGTGAACACCGCAGATGACACCACCGCCATCGGTTCCGGTGCGCTGGATGCGAACACCACGGGTGCATCAAACACCGCCATTGGCCGCAATGCGCTGGGAGCGAACACGGATGGAGGACAGCACGTTGCTGTTGGTGCCCTTGCGGGGGCTGCAATCACGACATCGAGCAACACTGTTGCAATCGGATATGCGGCCCTTGACGCAGGATCTACCGGGGTTTCCTCCACGGTTGCCATTGGCACGAACGCCGCCGGATCAGGAACCACTGCGGCGCGTTCTGTCGCAATCGGAGAGAATGCCCTCGGCTTTGCAACCACCGCATCTGAAAGCGTGTCAATCGGCGCAGAATCCGGGCGGTATGCAAGCAACGGCAGCACCCAAATCACTTCTGCAAGCAACAGCGTGTTCGTTGGATATCGCGCATGGCCGTCTGCAAGCGGTCAAAGCAATCAGGTCGTGATCGGATACGAGGCCATCGGCAACGGCTCCAACACCACGACCATCGGCAACAGCAGCACCACGGCGACGTACATCCCGGCTGGCGACATGGTGGTGCAAGCCGGGGTACTGAGAGCAGTCAATACCTCAGGCAACGGATCTCAGAAGGGGGTGTTTGCCAATAGTTCCGATTCATCTCGAATCGTTGCTCTTATCCCTGCTGCTGGAAACGATGGACAGTGCTTTGTCGGTACGACCACGAACCATTCGTTGCAGTTGCGTACAAACGTCACGACGAGGGCCACAATCGGCACGGATGGAAACATCTCCATCGCTGACGGCAATCTGGTGCTGTCCACCTCCGGCAAGGGCATCGACTTCAGCGCGACCTCTGACGGCAGCGGCA